AGATCACCTGCAATTTCTTGAATGCTTTGTGCATCCATACAACCTACGTTCTTAGTTATAGGCTGTATTGTAATACTATTAGAATCATTTATATTAAGCAACTTAAATATACTATTTTTACAAAAAATAATTAAGTCATCACGGAAACTAGCTAGACCTACTGCTTGGTCTTCTAGAACAATAGATCCTGCTCCGGTGCCTGTAAAGTTGTCAGGATCATTGGTATGACTATAGTATATTGTGTTAGCGGCAGTACCTGCTCCAGCAACTACAAAATGTTTATCGTGTATAGTACCTACTGCAGGAGCAACTGAGCCGCTTACAGTTACTTCACCTGAAAAAAAAGTACGGGTAGTTAATGCACCAGTACCTTCCATTCTAAAAAAGTAAGGCTTATTTGCACCGTCACAGATAAGAATTTCACCGTAATCAGAAAGACCTTCAAAAAATGAAAAACTTGTTTGTCCTTGTCCAGTACGTGCTAAATCGCTACGACCTGTAAAAGTAGAATAATTATCTCCAGAACTGTGTACACTTGATTTAGAAATTGAAATCCATGAAGTACCGTCTTGACTAAAAAATATACCTGTGCCTGAACAAACTATTACACCATCAGCATATCCTCTAATGCCTAATACTTTATTATCGCCGTTAGGTCTAACTGCTGAACCGCCCCCGAAAAGAGTAAAGCCATTAATCCGACGATACCCTCCATCAGTATCTACCTCAAAGTTTGTAAGCTTTGAAGCAATACCCGGTTGCCCAAGCATTTCAAGCTGGTTGAGACTGGTGTATAAGCCTCCTTTAGCTGATAGACCAAAAGGTTGTGACATTACACAAACCTCATGCGATCATCTTTAAACTCACCCGGACTTGGGCTAATAAGATTCAACTTCATTAAACGCAGTCCTCGTTTGTAATCTTCCAATGCAAAGGAAGAAAACTGAGGGCTTTCTTTAAACTGGTAAATATAATATCTAGCTCTGTTTAAAAGTACAGGCTTGTAAATATTAGGAAAAACAAGCTCATCGCCATAGTTAGAAAGTTCTGTAGGTAATGAGTAAGCATAGAACCAAATACGATAAACTTTATCTGGTATGCTACTTAAACCAAACTTACGGTTGTCCGGGCTTTTAATAACCCTATCAGGTACACCGTATTCTTGTGTGTCTGCGTCGTCTAGATTTTCTGGAATACGTCTATAATCTTTCCAAGCTTCTGTAGTAGTAAAGCGTAGGTTACGTGCAACATAAGGAGCCGTTTCACCAGATACTCCAACAGTAGTTAAATAAAAATTATCCCAATCTACATAGCCGTAGTCTGTAGTTAAAGAACTGCTTGCAGGTTTTAAAGTATACCAGCGTTGACCTGCTACTGTTTCTACATATGTATTTCCGTACATAGGATCAGTCTCGCCGCTTAAATTAACGGCAAGGAAAGGCCACTGAGGTTCCTCATTTACAATATCTAAGTAGCCTCTATTAATAGCATCTTTTACGTGCTGTTGAATACCTACAGCAGAATCAAAGCTAGAACTAGTAAGCTCTACCTCATTCATTTCTCTTAGAAGCTCGTTAGCTAAATTTAAAAATGTAGCCATTAGTGTGCCTTTTTAATTGGAAAATCCACAGATTTACTAGATCCTTTGTGTGGCTTGTAACCTTCTTTAGGGTCTTTCATTATTTTATAAGACTTACCGTCTTTCATCCAATGATAGCCTTTAGGAGCATCTACTTTCATTAGTACGATACGCTATTATTTTTACCGGCTTTAGCACTACAAGCTTTTTCCATAGCAGAAATATCTGCTTTACCTTTCATAGCTTTACCACCGTGCATATAACCGCCACGAGCCATTTTAGTTTTCATTTGCCCTTGCATTCTGTCTACCATGTTACCGCCATACATTTTCTTTTTATCGTACATTAATCTTGCTCCATACTAAAAGTTTTAGAAGTTTCTCTAGCTATCTCTAATTCACTCTTATTACCAAAGATACGATCATAATTTTCCTGATACTTATTTTTATCAAAACCCTTACGAAAACGACTATCTTTAGATACAATCGCTTTCCTAAACATTACGGGATTTTCATTGTTACCTATCTGTGGCATCTTTAAATCCTTATAAAGATTGGGGGGCTTTTACACCCCCCGTTCCTATTAGTCGATTCCGTAGAAAGCTGAAACCAGAGCGTCTGGTCGCAGTACTTTGGCACCGTATACGTGAAGACCACGCACGATATCACCAAAGCTATCCGGGTCACGAATTACTTCAGTGCTGGTAATCGTCTGAGCCGTAGCTGTAGAAGACATATGACCAGCAAGACATTGACCTGCAGCGTTAGTAGTTGCAGCAATGTTGTTAGTTTTGTACATGTCAAAACCACGAAGCTTACCAGAGCTTACCAAACCATTACGGATGGAACCCTGACCAGCGTTGTAGTCAACTGACAAGAGCTTAGAAGAACTTTGTACAAGTACTTCATAAAACTCAGGATTAGCCAAGAACCAACGACCTTCTTCTGGAATGTTCTGCTCGTCAAGAAGACGGGCCATATGAGAAAGAACGTCAATAGGGTCATGCTCGCCTGAAGCGAAACCGATGTCCAAGTTACCAGTACCGTCAAAGGTGCCAGCAGCAAGGTCGGTTGCGTTATCAGAACCAAGGATGTGGTTCGGGCTTGCAGCAGAAACACCGGCGATCATAGTAGCAATTACGCCTTCGTCAAAAGCATCACGCAAAGCGTAAGCTGCTGAAGAAGTTGCTACATCGCGGAAGTTTACGTGCGACATGTTGGTTTCAATATCATCAACGATGAACTTAAATGCGTTAGCAGTATCAACTACCAAAGAAATTTCTTGGTCAGTCAATTTAGTCTGCGTTACATCTGCACCACGCTCATACTGATAAACAGTGATGACAGGTTCTTTGATAATTCGTACAGTGTCACCATAGCCAGAAATCTCACCAGCGTAATCGGTATTCGTAATAGCTTCTGCTACTGACGACTTCCGAAAGAAGTTGAGTACCTGCTTGGAATATACTTTAGGTAGGAAAAATTGATTAGTTTGTCCTGATACGTCACTAGCAAAGTTACCGTTACCGGGAGTGCCTTGTTCAAATGTTGCGTCTGATTGGTTATAAGCCATGTTATATTACTCCTAAGTAGAAAAGATTATCCTCTACGAACTCTTCCCTCTTCCATAGCAATTTTGATTTCTTCTTCGTGTCTATCAAATTGATCAAGGGACATTTTCGCAATTTCACTTTCTGTCCAGATCTTAGCTTCCTTGGCATCTACATTGGTTGTTTTGGTAGATACCATATCTGCTGCAGAACCTCCTTGAGGTTGCTGACGAGCTGAACGTCTTTTGCGAGAACCTTGTCCTTTACCAGTTTCTAACTTATAAAGATCTAACGCTTTAACGGCCAAAGTAACATTATTAGGATTATTGTAAATCCAATCTTGTATTTGCTCAGGTTGTTCCTGCGCCCACTCATGAAAGCTATCGTCGCCTCTGATGTCATCAAAGTCAGGATGTCTTTCTTTAAGAGCTGCTTCTGCTTCTCGCGCTGCAATCTCTGCTTCTCGTTGTTCAATAACAGAAAGCTTAGACCGCAAGGCTTCTACTTCTTGCTGGCTCCGCATATGAGCTACAGTTTCTACTGTGTCATACAAATCAGGATATTCTTCTCTAAAACGATCTAGGTCTTCTTGAGACTTAGGAGCTTGGTACTCTGGTTCGGCTGCTCTAGCCTGTTCCAGAAGTTCTTGCTCTTTAATTTTAAATTCAGAAAGCTTCTGATCATAATGTTTCTTTAAATCGTCGTAACGCTTTTTATAGTTAGTATTTGGTTCATCCTCAGTAGAAGGGGCCTTTCTTCGGGTAGCCTTCTGCTGTTGAGGTTCTTCGTCGTCTTCCGGGTAATACAAGCTTTCTGCAGCACTTAAAGATTTTTTCCTTTCTTGTGTGTGCCACGATTTACGTGCATTATATGGGTTTGCGACTTCTTCCTCTTCGTATGCCTGTTCGGACATGGTACTCTCCTTTTCTACGGGGCTTGTTTCTTGCAAGGTAGCCAATTTCAAACGTCTTTAAAATCTGGGGCTTGATACTACAAGGTAGCCGTACTATTGTTTTA